CAAGACCTACAGCGTTGCGAAAGGCGACACCGAAGCTCATTGCTTGTTAATCGGTTTGCAGTACGCAGTGCCGTCAGTGCTACCAATTCGCAGCACACTGACGCGCCAAGGAGAACCGTTGGAACTAAGTGTCAAAACAAACGGGATAGGCGTAAAAGCTGGGATTGGAGTACTAGCGCTGGTGGCCACAGCTCCAACACCTACCTCAACGTAACAGGGTTGATCGCACCAAACCATCACGCCTTGCGGGCCAGCATTCCATGCGGTTGTGTTGCCTGCACTTGCACCAGCAGTTGCGGTGTAAGCGGGAAAATCCGCTTGGCTCATTGGGTTTAAAAGTTCCATGATGATCCTTATGCCAAAAATTTCAGCTTATAGAGGGTTCTTAAATATATCTCAACGATATTATCTATCAATTGTTGCAGTGATGAATCAGATTTATCAGCCACATCGTATCTTGCGGCTTCAATTTCAGCAAGTGAGTCTTGCAAGAATTCAATGATGTTAGCCGTCTTCTTGGCCGAATTCAAGGTAATTGGGCCAATTAAACCGTACCGGCCTTGGTAGGCTTCAGCAAAATCATCAGCCGCGCCAATGATGCGGTTATAGAAGATATTGAGCGCTTCGTGTTTGCTAAAACTGCGAGTGTTCAGATGCACGGAATGTGCGACATCCCGCGCCAAGAACAGCAAGCCTAAAAATTCATTTGCTTTCATTGTGGTATTCCTTGTGAGGGCATCATCTCTTGTTGCGCGGGCATCATCTCCATGGGCATGGATTCCTCACGCATTTCAGGCATCTGGTTCATTGTGTTCTGCGACTCCATGGCCGCAGCGACAACACCCATAGCAATATCTTGGATCTGTTCTTCACTCATACCCGCCTGCACAGCGGCAATGCGCTTAGTCTCCGCATCATAAAGTTTGATCTGAGCCTCAAAGTCTTTGCGCTCCATGTCTTGCACTTCAATGGACTTGCCAACATTTTGGATCATCTGGTACATCTGCTCCATCTCCTGACCCATGGCTTGAATCTGTTGCTGCGCAGCCTGCAATGCTGGATCTTCGTCACCATCGGACAAAAACTTGGGATCAATGGTCTTGGCAAAGCGTTTGGCCATCTCCTGCGCGCCAGGCCAGTCCATGTTCTTGACAAACAAGTCGCCAGCCACAGCCCACAGTTGGGGATTACCCTGTAAGAGTTGCGCCATGGCTTCCAATGCGGCTTGGCGCTTGGTTGCATAGCCTGGGCCAGTGGTGGCCACCACATCGTACTTGCCGACGCCGGGGTTGTAGATTTTCTCAATCACAATGCCAGCCTGATCCACAATCTTGTTAACTGGTTGTGGCTGCTCTGGGTTGATCTTGACCATTTTAGTCTCACCATCTTCACCGATGATGCGAGCAATGCGCTGGGTGTCGTAAATCTTGGGGATTAAGTCCACTAACTGGCGGGCAACGTGTCTTACCGCACGGGTTAAGTTGTCACCATAATGGTATGTACCAACATCACCCTCGCGCTGGCGAGCCAAAATGGCTTTGCCCGAACGCTCATTGCCACCAATACCAAGAGAAGCGTTGTATTGGCCAGTTGTGGACTTGATGTCTTCAGACGCGCCAGCCTTGGCTTGCAACAAGCCACTGGAAGCCATTGGCGGTTGGGCACGCTGGGGTATCGGCAACACCGCACCTTGGCCATCCGTCACATCAGGGTTGACTTCCAAATATGGCCAGTTGTTCGTGTTAGCCGTCTTCCACTTGTCCTCATAGCCCTCAAACTGACCACCATAGCCAATAAACGGAGCCTTAGGGGCCAGTGCCAGCATCTCAGCTTCTTGAGATACCCAATAGTTGTACATGCGCTGGGCGTCCTTGGCGTTGCGCACCAAGCCAGACACGTACAGACGGCCATCAACCTCAAATTCGTTGCCAACCACACGGATCACAGGGATCCATTTGCCAGCCCATTCTTTTTCTTCAAGGATCTCATACCCATTGATCTTGCAATACTTAACCCGTGGGCGGTCAGACTCACGGCTGCGTTTAGGCTTGCCAAACTGCAACCGCAAAATCTTGTCCTCTGGCGTGCCTTCAAAGGCGGTCTGATTGCCGGGGTACAAATTCAGCGTTGTCTGGTCATAGTCAATGTAGTAATAACCGGCAATGCGCACGGTGTCTTCATTGAGCCAGTTGCTGATTGACTGATCTCCCACACCAAGGGACTGGAGCGTTGAAATAGGCGCGGCATCAGGGTACTGGCGCTCATATTCTGCTTTGGTCAGGTCTTCGGTGATAAAGCAATACGTTGCATCCGCACCCGTTGGGTCTTGAATCAATGGATCCATGTAGACCGAGAAAGAGTTGCGAACACGGCCAATCTTGATGTCCTGATCGAATGTGTTTTCATCACAATACTCGGTCATCAGGGTAATGTAGCCTTCGCCATAAGACACCTGATTCTCGCAAGCCGTGTCGTATGCCACGTCAGCGTCAGAGATGTACTCAATGTGGCGAATCATGCCATTGAAAATGTCTGCCACTTCCACGTCAGCATTGTCATCCACAGGAATGACCTTTGCGCCTGGGCGGTTCTGACGCATGTCATTCGTCACTTGACGAACGTGTTGCGGCAGTTTGTTGATTGTTAATGTCGGGCGTGCGTTGATCGTCTGGCCCTGCACCGCGCCTCGGGTGGCCAGTACGTCAGCAGGCCACTGCCAGTGATTGTCGGGTGAGCCAGCATAAAAGCGCAGGTCGTCAATTTCGTCTTCGCGGCTTTCAGCCAGCGCGGAGACGGCCATGTCCAACCGCGCACGGGCGGTTGTCAATATATCTGAAGCACTCTTTTTAGGCTTACCGCCAGCCGCTACGTTAGCCGCCGCAACAATACCAGTAGGATCATTCATTCCAAAACCCCTAAAATGTGAGGCTCACGCATGATGACATAATCTTTGCCATCCTGCTTAAATTCTTGCCCTACGTCGAAGTATACATGGTCACCAACTTTGATGTCTAAGCATTTTGGGCCAATCGAAATTGCAATCCCAGTACCTAGCTTCTCTGTCTGAGGCAATACAAACAAGGGGTGCTTGTCCACATCGCGCTCAATGATGATGCAATTCTGGAGTGCTTTCATTTCTTCTTGGCCGTCTTGGCTGAGTCTTTAAAGTCTTTGGCCGAAGGCGCTGCCTTTGTGCCAGGCTTGTTCATTTTCTCGCCAGAGCCAGCCTTGATGCGAGCTTGTTTAGCATGAATGTTGGCATATAAGCCAGGTTTAGTAGCCATGATTTAACACTTCCATCGTTTAAGAGCTGCTTTAGCGCGTTCGCCATCTTTGGCGTTGGCAGCTACTGCGCCCATCCTTGCACAAAATGAATCTTTGCGGCTTTGGTCTGCCTTGGTCTTGGGGTTAGGCGCTGGCGCCTTGAGGTTTGAGCCAGTTTCGCGGTTGTACTTCTCACGCCCCTTGGCCGTCAGGCCAGCGCCCTTGCTGACCGGCAACTTTTCGCCGCGCCCTACGCTTAAAGAAACTGACTTTTTTGCCATTACGACCCCATCCAAGAAGTTGCAACCACGCCTCGATCACTGTATGTGCGGCGCTGCGTGGATTCACGCGCCTCACGGTGGGCTACGGCAAAGGCAAAAGTGACGCAAATAGCGTCAGCCGCGTCAGGCGAGGCCAATCCGCGTGCCTTCATGTCCTTTTTTGACTCCAAAAATATCGTACCCTTGGAGTCGGGCTTCATCATAGGCGAAATTAAATCAGTTTTAAGAAACCTGTCAAGCGGGATTGAAGCAGTTTTCAGCCAATCCTTCATTTTCCCCCACATTTCGGCCCTTTTGTTGCCGTACATGATCGGATTTGTCGATTTATTGCCAAAGTTGACACCTTTGACTTTGTAGCGTTGTTCCTTTAAACGGTCGACAATGCCAGCCCCCAAACCGCCTTCGTCGATCACGACCAAAGTGGGCTTGTATTCCTCAATCGCCTCAATTACATGACCAACAACGGTCATGGTGTCGTCGCCCCTGTGGCGCTGGATAGAAATAATGTCCCGCCCTTGCCTGACAGCGATGACTGTTGCATCCGCGCCAAACCGTGCGGGGTCTACGCCAATCACAATTGGGGCACTTTGGTCTTGGTATTTAGGCCGCTTCATTGCGTCATCCACCAAACTGACCGAAATAAACTGATCGTCGCCTTCTGATGGAAATTGACCGTAAACCTCGACGTGCGCTTGTGATGAGTCAGGCCCATACTCGTCAATGATCTGCTGATACGTCTGCTTGTCCGTGCCTTCGACCGTGCGGGCGTCTACTACCTTGGTCACCCAGAACTCGCGCTTGCTATTGAACGCTTCGTAGAAGTACCCCGTGTTGCGCCGTGGGTTAGAAAACGCCATCCAAAACCTGTTGGGCGTGTTCTCCGTAAAAAAGCCCGAGGTCACCGCCCAGATGCTGTCGTCAATACCGCTTGCCTCGTCAAACACAACCAGCACACCGTCAAAGTTGTGTACGCCAGCGTACGCATCGGGATTCTCTGCTGACCACAGCCGCCCCTCGACGCCCCAGTAGCGCGTGCCTTTCTTAAGATCACGCTCGACCAGTTCCGTGAGCCACTTGGCTGGCATGACCCGCGTGGCCGAAACTTCAAACCAATGGCTGTTGATGGCAGTCGCCAGCCACTTGGTAATCTCGGCCCATGTGACCGACCTAAGTTGGCTTTCCGAATTGGCCGAGATAATGGTCGTCGAACCGATTCTGGTCGTGAGCATCCAGATCGTGATCCATGAGACTAACGCCGACTTGCCAATACCGCGACCAGAACTGACCGCATGCCGCAAGGTGTTGAAGTCTAGCTTGCCTTGGTTCTGTTTGATGTGGTCTGTGATCTGTTGTAAGACTTCACGTTGCCATTTGCGCGGGCCTTTGAAATGCTCTAATGGCGTGCCAGGCTGACCCCAAGGAAACGCAAACATCACGAAAGCTAACGGGTTGTCCTTGATCGCTGGCGCCCACAATCTGGACATCAGTTCTTGTTCGTCTTCAGCGCTGTATATGGTCGATTGCATGCACTTGTGCCTCGATGATGTTGGCGTCGCTCACTTCTAAGGCTCTCTTTTGCGCCTCGGCCAACGCGCCTGTGATAGATATGCGCTGATCCACTTCGACAGATATGGCCTGCTTGGCCACCCAGCCGTGTTGGTGCTTCAAGACTTCTAACGCCATCTTAGCGTCGCCATCTAGTGCAGCGGCGCGCAAAATGTTGGCCATTTCAATCTCACCGTCGGCTTTGCCTTTTTGCGCAGCCATCTCAACGACGGGGTCAAGTTGCGTGAGCTGTCGGTATTCGGTGGGCAACATGCCTGCGGCCAATGCAAGGGTGTCACCTTTGAGGCCAAGTTTGGCCGCGTCGTACACCGCTTTCAAGCGCGACTCTGTTGCTTGCACTTTGCGCGGTGTAAATGGAATCGAATGGAACATGTGTTCTCCTGCGCGTTTGCGAGTGCTTTTATTCTACAAGAAAAAAAATTTTGTAGCTAAAAAAAAATTGTTCACGATCCGTACGTTTCTGCTGGCCCTTTGCCGCCGGCCCTACCCATCCCCCTCTTGGCATTGTGGGTATTGCCAGCGGCCATGCCGGCGGACCGGCCGGCGGCCATCGGCCAGCGCTCGCATGCCGCATGCTGGCGCCATCATGGCCATGCATGCCGGCGGCCATGCTTTGGGTCATTTGGGTCATTTGGGTCATGGTTTTAAATTGCAAGCTGGCGCCAGTGGCTGGCATGCTTTGGGTCATTTGGGTCATTGTTTTTTTGGTGACCCAAATGACCCAAAAAGCGCAGATCTGGCGCCCAGGCGCTTTGGGTCTTTGGGTCATTTGGGTCATTTTGTCACGCTCCAAAAATCGGCGCGGGTAGAGTTGTCCACATGGCGTTACACTGTCTTTATATACAGTATATAAATTATTGATGTTATCTATAAACAATGACCCAAATGACCCAAAGCATATCGCAAGTGAGTATCTGCGCTGGCTGGCGCTTAGGTCATCGCAGCGCAAATACATAACCTAAGCGCGACCCAAATGACCCAAGATTATGCAAGTTTTGCATAGTTGCAAATAAATGCTTGACAGTGTAAAGAAATCTGTTACGCTAGAGACTCGCTTCGGCGAAAAGGGAAACTACATTAAACGAAAGGCAAACAATGACCAAATCTGAAATTCGCGAATTGCAATTGATCACAAAATACCGCGCAGCTGGCTTAGGCCCTGACTATGTTGCGCGCGCTATATCTGCGCTTATCCGCTGCGCTCGCAGCCAAAAAAGCGCCGAAGCGCTGCGCGCTCATGCCCTAGCATTTGGCGTCACAAATCACCCTGAATTTATCGCTTAACTAAACCGGCCGGCTTTGCGCCGGCCAATAAACGAAAGGCACAAAATGATTTTGACATTTAACACCGGCCGCGAATACACCAAAAACGGCCAGCGAATCGCGGCCGCTTTGCAAGAAAACGGCGATATTTTATTTGTTGACGTTGACCGTCAAATTGACGGTGTCATAAGCGCCGGCGCGTTGACGTGCGATGACGTGCTGGCCTTCGGTTATTTCACCCAGCGCGGCATTATGGCCGCTTATGACGCAAATCAATATGACGGCGCCGTTGACCGTTCTATGCTGGCGCAGCTGCGCGGCGCGGCCGCTTCAATTTAACTTTAACTAAAAGGCAAAACAACATGAAAAAAGCATTATTAGATCTATTGGCCGTCGTCGTTATCGCGGCCGCGCTCACTATCGGCGCCCTGGCTTATTTTGACGTATTGGTGAAATAACATGCAAGTACACTTAACACTCAAAAGCGCGAACGTCAAAACCGGCCCAATTCCAGTGTCAACGACGGAGCGCGACTCATGCCCGGCCGATTGCAAAATGAAGGCCGAATGTTACGCCGCCAGCGGGCCGCTGGCGCTACACTGGGCCGCCGTGAGCGATAAAAAGCGCGGCGCATCATGGCCAGAATTCACCCAGGCGATCGAAGCGCTACCGGCTGGCCAATTGTGGCGCCACAATCAAGCCGGGGACCTTCCCCAGCAAAACGGCACAATTGACCCGGTCAAATTGGGCCAATTGGTCGCGGCCAATAAAGATAAACGCGGGTTTACTTATTCACATCATCGCGACGCTGCCAGTATTGCATGGATTAGGCACGCCAATAATTGGGGTTTCACTGTCAATTTGAGCGCAAATGATTTAAACGACGCCGATTATTTGGCCGATCAAAACGCCGGCCCGGTCGTCGTCGTTTTGCCTAGCACGCAAAGCGAAAACCTAAAAACGCCAGCCGGCCGGCCGGTCGTCATTTGCCCAGCGACCCAGCGCGACGACGTGAGCTGCGCGACGTGCCAATTGTGTCAGCGCCAGCGCGCGGCCATTGTAGGTTTCCCGGCGCATGGTTCGCGTCATCGCACCATTAACTTAAGGCTAGCAGCATGATCACACGCGAAGAGAAAATTAGAGAATTAACCGATAACGAGTTGCGCTGGCTTATCGGCGCGCCGGAAAATTTAGAAGACGTCACACAATTTTTTGTAAGCGGCGGGTTTACGGTTTACACCGACGACGCGCTAAATGATCAATACACACGTTTAATGGGGTAACACAATGATTAAAAGCATGTGCGCAAAATACCCCGGCCACTGTAGCCGGAGCGGCGCCAGGATAAACCCCGGCGACGATATTAAATTTGACACGATAACGCGCCGCGCCTGGCTTGAGGAACCCGGCGATTCTCGCGTTGTTTTTTACGGTGACAACGGCCCGACCGTTTTTCACCGTAACCCGCGCGGCCGGTGTATTGACGCGCCGTGCTGCGGCTGCTGCACTATCTAGCACGCGACCTTATGCGGCCGTCGCTGGCCGTATAGGGGCGCGCGCTGGTGCGCGCTATAACCTAAGGGTAAAGTATGAGCGAAGACCTAATGAACGCGCTGCAAGCGCTTATTTTCTATTCGGACATTATCGCGCCGGACCTACCGGATAACGCGCGCGCCGATAATTTTCAGATCGCATTAGACCGGGCGCGCGAAGCGCTGGATAAGGTGGCCACATGCAACATGTAACCATCGGCCGCACGGCCTACATTGTGAGCGATACCCGCGACATTTTCGCGCAGCATGCCAAATGCACCGGCAAGCATAAGATAGTCAAAAGCAAGGGCGCCGAATTACGGCGGTTTCCCGATTATTGGGACGACATGAGCACGGCCGATTATGTGGCCACTTATTACGCGCTTAATAGTACCGCGCGCCGGTTTCCTTCGGCTAAGGGCGCGCCATATGGCACCGGCAACACGTTAGCCGGCTTTTATGAGAATCTAAACACGGCGCCGGCGGCGCTTTACAGCGGAGGCGATACCCATGAAATTGAAGGATAACCTACACCCACTGATGCGCGAGATAATCGCGCCCTGGGCGCCGCTCACTTATGCCGATCATTATTATGTCGACCTGGGTTATCGCTATGAGCGCGGCCAAGTGTCAGAGCATGAATACAAAATGGCCATCGCAGAGGGACCCGAGGCCCGGCGCCTTATGGGCCGGGGCGCCATGGAAGCGATGCGGAGCGCCTATTGATGGTCCTACTCATTGCGCTTATACTGGCGGGGCTGCTGGTCATTCTCCTCGACCTGTAGCAGTTGCCAAACTTTTTAAGGCCCCTTCACAGGGGCCTTTTTTTTACTTAACCAGGCGCACGGCCATGAGGGCCGGCAGATCCTCGACCATGCGGCGCAGCTCTGACTTTGGCCTGTTGGCCATGTCAGGCGCACAGAACATGTGTTTTTTACTTTGAAAGTCACCCGACGCGACGCGGCCAAGATCGACCCACCCAGCCTCTTTAAGCGCATGCAGAAGGGCCGGCTGGGGAACCTTCACACCGGCCGGAGCGGCGCCAGCCACGCGGTCACACAATGCATGGAAGGGAGACGCCACCACGCCCTTAGAAAACTCACCCAGGCGCCCGCGCATCAATTCGACAAGGTACGATTCGGCCATGCTCATGCCATGCTCGACAAGGTTTAATTTAAACTCGGTCATCATGGGCGCAGCGCCAGGGTTAAAGGCCGACACGTCGCGGGCATGCAGCCAGGCGCCCACGGC